GACGACGATGCCGAGTTGCGTCGTGTGGTGGTGATCGAATGAACCGCCTATTGCAAGATGAGATGGAAGGGTACGAATGTCAACGGCTAAGCCGTTGGTTCGCAAGCCGTATAGATGCCAAACAAATTGTAAGGAAACACCATGAGCGAAAACTTATACCTACCAATCTGCACTTGTTGTTATGCGACACGGGTCGAACCCCAACGCAAACACATGAAACGACCCACATGCCTAGCATGTGGTGAAAGCGAAGCACGCAAAGTAAACCATTGCATCGTGCCTATGAACAAGTCCAACTGTATTGTGGTAACTGACCTATCAATACTACGCCAGTTGAACCCCAAGCTAACAACAAACTTATAACCTTATAACTTCTGGAGAAATCAAATGAGCATGTACTCAAAACTTTCAATGCACTTATCACGTCACATGTACAAGCGTGGCAAGAACAAAGGCGACGCCCCTGCCAATGCGCACCGACGTGCAATGGACCACTATCGTGTGGTCAAGGGTAACGACGACACATACCGCATCCGCATGCATAGCACCGACATCATTACCGCCTACCCCAATGGCGATGTGAAGATCGACACTAGAGGATGGCACACACATAACACCACAATCATTAGACTGAACGAAGCGTTTGGTTTCTTCGAGGGTGTGGGCGTGGGCATGAGTAAGCGTAGCATCTTGAGCTACTCACAACCTGTGCTTCGTGTCGGCACTAAACTTTATTATTACTATGACGGCATCACACTCAATGCCCAAGGCGAAGTCATCACGCCACTTCAAGCATTTGAGAAAAAACGTGTCGACAAAGTAGCGACCAAAGAACTAGCCGTTGACTTACAAGAGTCAGGGTTCACCGATGCGTTTAAGTTACTGTATGCCGTAGCTACACCCGACGATATAGAACGTGATAACTACGGAATGTTTGGTGTACGACTTCCCGATGCACTCACCGATAACGCACGAGCCGATCAGTGGAAAGTAATTATTGCTCGCAGTAAATTTGTACGCCAGTACGCATATCCGCAGTACAAGTACATAGAGAAATCAAATGCAAAAGCATGTTGGGCAACCATCATGGCTCAATGCAAAAAGAACATGTACATTGTGTCTCGCTCTGAGACCTTTGTCTTGTAAACGTGGCGTAAGCCAACTTAAGTAAACTTATAACCTTATAACTTTCAATCCAAGGAAATCAAAATGAACATGTTAAACATCTCCCTGTCACAAGCAGCGACCCTCATTCGTTCTGTGGGTACGACAAACACAATCCTCTTACGAGGTCAGCCCGGCGTAGGCAAATCATCTTTGCTTGGCACACTGGGTAAAGAGTTGCCCGACTATCAGTTGTGCTACATCGACTGCGCTAACCTAGACCTCGGTGACTTGGCTATGCCTGTCATTGACCGAGAGAACATGACCACATCGTATGCACCCAATGTGCGTTTCGGTATTGGTAGAAATCAGACTCGACCCGTCATACTTATGCTTGACGAGTTGGGTAAAGCATCACGCCCTGTGATGAACATGTTGTTGCCGACTATCCTCGAGCATCGTGTGGGTGACGTACCCCTGCCGACTGGCTCGATTGTATTTGCAACGACCAACCTAGATACAGATGGTGTGGGTGACAACATCCCTGCCCATGCCTACAACCGCATGACGGTTACGGTGCTAGGTAATCCTATTGCAGACAAGTGGCTTGAGTGGGCATCGGACAACAACATTGCCCCCGAAGTTATGGCATTTGCTAAGCAGTATCCGCAAGTATTCGACTGCTATGTAGACCTCGACCCCAAGGCTAAGAACCCCTACATCTTCAACCCATTGACGGGCAATGTGAAGGCATACTGCTCGCCTCGTTCACTCGAGAAAGCATCTAACATTATCAAGATGCGTCATGTGTTGGGTGATGCCCTGTTGCCTGCACTGGCGGGTACTGTGGGTGAAGCAGCAGCTAGGGATATGGATGCACTCATTCACTTGGCAGATCAACTGCCCCTGTTCGAGAACATCGTGAAGGAACCATTCAAGGCTAAGGTTCCAACAAGTGCGGGTGCGTTGTTCATTCTCGCCTTTATGTTGGCGGGTCGTGTCGATGCTAAGAATATCGACGCAGTGATGGACTACTCAGATCGTATGGCTAACGAATCATTCGAGGCACATGCACTCTTTATCACATCGCTTGCATCCAACAAAGCCAAGGTAGGCATGGCATGTGGTAGCCGTAAGTTCACGACCCAAGCAGCCAAGCTTGGTAAGTTCTTCTAAACTTATAAGGTTATAACTTTATGTTTACACCTTGGGAACGCTTCGAGCGTTTGATCTTAGCCCTAGCCGTTATCGTGCTAGTCCTTGACTTACTTTATTGGAGACCATGATGCTTATCGTAGAACGAACATCTAATGGGCAGAGCATTGTCGTTATCAAAAAAGATTGGCATCCCAATCGTATCGGCAAGGCATACCAACGCCCAATGCAAAACAACATGCAGTCTAGAGATGCATGGAGATTACAAACCGCTTTCTTAAACAAACAGGGGAAATAATTATGAGTGAAATGTACAAAATCGCAAGGCAATTGCAAGCGCCCGGTGTCCGCACCGTAGCTACCTTTAACCCAACACGCTTGACTAAAACAATGCGCAACATGGTGCGCAAGAGTATTGCAACAGGCATCCACAACGGTGGGTGGTATAGCAAAACCAAAAAGGTCAGGGAACTGGTGTTTGATTTAGGAAGCATACGACCCTCTATCTATGTGGCGATGGACGCTGACTACATGGTGTTACGTACGTCACGACCTAGCAGTGAAGATGTTGTGTCAGAGATCATTGGCTTGCTCGAGGCAGATTGCACCTTGCAGAAGATGGGCTACGACGACTTACCTAAACACCAATACTCACCAAAGAGGGATGAGTACAACAAGACTATTGACCGCAGGCATTTGGAACACATAGAGAAAGCCAAGGCTGCCCACATCAACTCACACACCATTGTTGTACGGCAGGCTAACCTACGGCGACAAATCGCAGAGGTGTTTCTCAGAGACCGCACAGTTGAAGAGATCGCCCTTGCTGAGATGCTTGCATCACGACTGGATGTGGATGAAGAGTTTGCTATCCCAACACATCATAACTTTTGAAAACTTATAACCTTATAACTTCTGGAGAAATCAAATGAACGTACAAGATCGAATCAAGAAAGCGCACATCGCTATCATGCAACACAAAAAGTTCTGTGTGTATAGCGGTATCCTTGCGTGTGGCAAGGTGCATGTCAATGACGATGTACCTACTGCAGCTACTAACGGTTGGGATGTGATCTACAACCCTGCCTTCATCGAAGAACACATGAAGACTGACCCCGAGTTGCGCTTCCTCATCTTGCATGAGGGTCAGCACAAGGCGTATCGTCACTTGCAAGTGTGGTCTGCATTGCACGACGAGGATGCTCAGTTGGCTAACATCGCAGCAGATCACTTCGTTAACTTATCCTTAGTGGATATGGATGGTGACGAGGGGTTCATCAAGATGCCTGAGTTGGGTGTGCAACCTGATGCCAAGTATCGTGGGTGGTCGGTCAAGCAAATCTTCGAAGACCTCAAGCAAGAGGAAGAAGAAGGCGGGGGTGGTGGCGGTGGCGAGGGTGGGCAAGGGTTCGATGAGCATGACTGGACTAATGCAACAAGCGGTGACCCTGCGACTGATACCGAGCGTGGCAATGAGATTCAACGAGCCATTCGTCAGGGTGAGATTGTGCGTCGCAAGATGCAAGGCAAAGGCGCAGGCGATGCAGATGGTGCGTTTGGTGAGTTGTTGCAACCCAAGATCAATTGGAAGGATGTTTTGCGTGACTTCATCACCGAGACATGCGCAGGTCGTGACGAGTCATCATGGCGTAAACCTAATCGTAGGTTCTTGAGCTACGACATCTACATGCCCTCTATGGTAGGGACTACTATGACTGAGCTTGTCATCGGGTTCGACACGTCGGGTTCATGCTTCGGTGGTGAAGAAATGACTGCGTTTGTTTCCAACATCAAGACCATCATCGAGGATGTTAATCCAACCAAGGTGCATGTCATCTATTGGGACACTCAGGTAGCAGGGCATCAGGTGTTTGAGCATGGTCAGTTTGCCGTAGCCGACATGAAACCCAAAGGCGGTGGTGGTACGGATGGTTCTGTGTTGTTTGACTACTTGCGTGAACAACGTATCAACCCTGACGCCATCGTGCAGTTTACCGATGGCTATGTAGGCGATTGGGGTAACACCAATGTGCCTACCTTGTGGGCTATCACAACCGATGTGGTTGCACCATTTGGTACGACGGTTCGTGTCGAAGTTTAAAACTTATAACCTTATAACTTTTGGAGAAAACCATGGGATATAGATCAGATGTGCAGGCACTTATTTACCCTGCGAATGGTGACACTAACTTGTTGGAGTACAACAAACTCAAACTCTTAATGAACACCACGTTTAAGGATGTGTACGAGTCATGGGGTAATGACTGGTTTACATGGGACGACAAGCATCGCGTGCTTAAGTTCTCTGCAAACTCCGTGAAATGGTACGACTCATACCCTGAGATTGAAAGGTTCATTAAGTTTTTAGCAGAGGTGCGTGACCTTGAGTATGAGTATGAGTTTATACGCATTGGTGAAGAAGATGACGACGTTGAAGAGGATAGCACAGGCGATGCGCAAGGCTTCATGTATGTATCACGAACCATAGAGGTGAACTTTTGAAATTTAAACTAACCATCAACGGGCATCACGTTTTATTAGATGTAGGGCAACTCCAAATCCTTACTGACACGTTGTCGTTTGCCGAACACCTAACTGAAACTCATGTGGGCAACAACCAAGGCTCGCAAGGGTATCAAAACGCATACGTTCCGGCTATCAAGCCAGTCGTAACACACGAGCTATTCACTGTGGCACCAGTGAACCAAGACTACATCGACACAATCAAACTAGCTACAAAGCTAGATGACAAACTTATAACCTTATAACTTTTGGAGAAACCATGAACTACTACACAATCGAAACAGAGAAGCCCATTGCAGGCGTCGCTAGGTCTGCCATGATGGTGGACTTAAACATCGCAGTCTACTCGGGTCGTAAGCAAGACAAGAGTACGCAAGCCGAGGTCACCAATGCCAAGGGGTCAGGCTCTAAGAAAGCAGCATCGGTGTACAAGAACTTGTTTGCTGAGTGCAAAGAGTTGGAAGCTATCACCAAGTTTCAAGCTCGTGCCCGAGCCGAACACTATCGCTTGACTCTCCCATGGAATGACCAAGGTGCAAGACTGTTGCCCACTGCAGCCCTGCTTGAGTATCAGAAAACTATGGGTAGACATAACACAGAGTTCAATCGTTTGGTCGATGCGTTCTTGGACAAGTACGAGACACTCGTAGCAGGGGCAGCGTTCCAACTTGGCACATTGTTTGATCGCAACGAGTACCCAAGCAGGGGCAAGGTGGCTCAGCGTTTCCGTATGGAGGCATCGTTCACTCCCTTGCCTACTGGCGGTGACTTCCGACTTGATGTGGAGAGCGAGGTACAACGCAACCTGATCGCCCAATACGAAGAGAAGCTTGACGCTAAGTTGAAGGCAGCGAATCAAGACTCATGGACTCGTTTGTATAACGCTATCAGTAAGTTGAGTGACCGCTTGACTGTCGATGAGGATGGCAAAAAGCGTACGTTCCACGACACAACGGTGACCAATGCCGTTGACTTGTGTGAGTTGTTGCAGGTCATGAATATTACTAACGACCCTGCGTTGACGAAAGCTTCACGTAAGCTTGAGGAGGTATTGTCTGGCATAACACCTAAAGAGTTGCGGGAAGAAGATAGCACTCGTGCTTTAACCAAGATCAAGGTGGATGAAATCCTTGGTGCATTTGATTGGGGGATAAATGATGGGGAAAGTGAAGGCGATGGTAACTGAGATTATGGAAGTAGCAGACAGACATGGGCGAGCGAAGTCTGACGCCCTTCGAATGCTAGAACATAAACTTGGATACCACAAAGACAATCCTATGTACGAATGCCGATACGAAGAACGTGATGGTGACTACACGCTCAAGCAATGGCGTGACGGACATGAGACTGCATCTCGTGGACTAGTACAAGACTTACCTGATTGGCTAGAGAGAATCAGGGCAGTCGCAACGGTGGGTGGGCATCTCAAGAAAGTGAACGTGCCTCCCCCTGACAACATCGTATGGTTCACTATTGACGACGATGGAAACTTAATTAACTTTATGGAGCTTAAATGAATTATGACAACTTGACCGATGAGGAACTAATTCGAGTTGCCGATGGGCACTCGGGTTTGATTAAGGTGCTGAGCGAGCGCCTTGAGATGAGGCTGAGAGACGTGGAAGATTTAATTAAACACATGCCAAATGCTGACCCAAACCAACTTAACCTATTTGAGGATGACGATGCCTGATCTACACACAGAAATGCAAAAAATATTGCAAGCTTGGGAACAACCAGAAACAACTGAAACAACTAAGGAAACAACCGTGTTCAAACCTACAAACAACGTAACGCAAGCAACCTTTAACTTTGTAAGAGACAACTCCGGTTGCGCTCGTAATGATGCAATCCGAATCCTTGTAGCGCAGGGACATAAGAAATCGTCTGTGTCATCCTTGATTGGGCAAATGCTACGCCAAGGGCATATCTATAAGGATAGCGACGGAACGCTACGCCCCAACGGTAAGGTGTACACACCTATCAAGTCTGCCAAGACAATGGCTAAGCGAGAAGCTAAGGTGAAGAAAGCTAAAAGTTATAAGGTTATAACTTCTAAGACAACCGAGCCTAGCGCAGAGGCACTAACGGCTGCTGCAACGGCGATGGGGGGCATAAACATGTTGGTTGACCATGACCACACCCCTATTCGTACTAGCATCGACGTCATCATGGATACAGTTAGCCTTAACGATGCGCATGAGTTGTATCGTCGCTTGCACCTGTACTTCGGTGGCTTGGGTAAATGAAATCAAAAGCCATACTGGAGTTTGACTACCCCGACGATGAGGATGCGTTACTTTTCGCATTGAAGGGGCAAGCTATGTATAAGGCGTTGGCAAGTATCAAGATGGTTATGTCTGCACCTTATACAAAAGCTGAGATGGTTAGCCAAATCAAAACTGTACTCAACGAAATCTTTGAGGAGCTAGGGGAATGAAACCCACGGCTAAGCGCATCACGATACCGGTGTCCGAGGGCATTGATAAGATACGAGACCAACTGTCTGCGGATACCGGCATCAAGATGACGTACAACCAAGTGCTTGACTACCTGATTCATTTCTATTTAGTACGCACGCAACAACCCGACGCACCACGAACCCAATGGAGGAAACTAAAGTGAAACTTAATACTGATTTTTCAGATGAACGGCTAACCGCAGTCGTATCCTCTGCGGTATTGGCAGGGTTAATTCCTCGTGATCAACACAACTTACCGCTTGAAGAAATTGAAGTACGTGGGGACTTTTCTGCGCTCATGCAGTTTGTGGAGTTAATGTACGACCGTAAAGAAAGCGACGAACTGATAAAAAAGTTAGACGAAGACTTTATAAAGAAATATGGGAGGCCGTTGTGACTTGGCCCTTTCCGCCATTTCCAAATCCCAAGGACACGGGCAACCGAGTCCCTAAGTTCAACCCTGACAACCATGAGGATGCACCTGTATGAGGCAACTACGTGAAGGCACAGTAAGACTAACTATTGGCATGATGCGTTCAATGGCAAGTCACAAGCCAATCAGTCCGTTTCATTTGCAAGCAGCTAAAGAGATGGAACAATTATTGGAAGAAGTTTTGAAATACCGAAAGGAAAAGAAAGATGAAAAACCCGCACGTCATAATTTACACAAGGGATAACTGCCCAAACTGTGATACAGCCAAACGGATTCTTTCGACTGCAAACATCGAATACATAGATGTTGACATCATGCTAGGCAGCCGACTACAAAACTTTTTAGCGGAGTACCCTGATGCCCGTCAGATGCCTCAGATATTTATCAACGACCAACGTGTCGGTGGCGTAGAGGGTTTGAAGGTTGCGCTAAGGCAACTAGGGATACTGCAATGAAAGTTTTAGATTTAGTAAGGTATGACCCTGATAGAGGATGTTTCGTTTTGAGAAATAATAACCCCCCGCCACTTAGCCCTTTCCGATGGAAAGAAGACCCACGCCCTAGTATCTTTCTGAAAGATGCGTACTTCCGTACCAAGGGTAGCGGAACACTCGCAAACGAGGAAGGTCTAGGTTACAAACAGTTTGGCACTTACACAAAAGCACGACAACCAAACAAACACGAAAGGTCACCCAAGGATGCCACGCCCCAAACCCCCCGAGCCACTGATAGGGCGACAGATCAGGATGTCTGATCGACAGTGGATTATTTTTAATCAGCTTGGTGGTGCCGAGTGGTTACGTACCATCATCACCAAGAAGACCCCAATGCCCAAGAAGTACTATGACGCACTACTACAGGAGAAATCAAATGATTCAAAGAGCCGATGACACGCAAGTTGGCGGGTCTCACTACAAAGACAAAGCAATCCAACCATGGGACTACATCATTGCCAACGACCTTGGGTACCTCGAAGGTAACGTGGTGAAGTACGTGTCACGTTGGAAAAACAAAAACGGTATTGAGGACTTGAAGAAAGCCCAACACTATTTAGCCAAACTACTGGAGGTTGCAAATGGAAAATAGAATGATAATGCGAGACGCTTGGGGTCGCACGATTGCCGGTGACGGTGGGCACTGCCCTATATGTGACCGATGGGGCAAGATATACATCCGCAACATTAACAAAACAATGGCGCAAGGTTTGGTGTGGCTGAACCATCAAACTGGCGATGAGGATGGTTGGGTAAACGTTCCTATAACTGGACCTCAATGGTTGGTGCGATCTAACCAACTGGCTACGTTGCACTGGTGGAACCTTGTGGAGCGCAAGAGCAAGGACGACTCACACAAGTCCAAGTTCTCAGGCATCTGGCGTACTACACGGTTAGGCAAAGACTTTGTGGCAGGGCTGATACGTGTCCCACGTAGCGTGTACACATACAACAACACGGTTGTTAAACACGGGGATGAAGATGTGCTACTCAGTGAATGCCTCGACGAGGGGTTCGATTACAACCAAGTTATGAGTACCAATCTACATGGCAGCAACACCCGAATCTAAAGTTAAAGCCAAGATCAAAGCGATCTTGAAAGCCCACAACATCTACTACGCCATGCCTATCGGCACTGGCTACGGCAACAGTGGAGTGCCTGACTTCCTGTGTTGTCTTAACGGGAAGTTCTTTGCCATTGAAGCCAAGGCAGGCAAGGGCACGACAACTGCCCTGCAAGAAAAGAACCTAAAAAACATCATCGAGTCCGGTGGTGACGCATGGGTGGTAAACGAGACCAACCTTGTCCATCTAGAAGAATTCGTAAAGGAGAATGTGAAATGATGCAATCAGTACAAGTAATTATTGAACGACTTAAAACACACCCCGAGGATTTCTTTGGGGATGCTGATAGCCGTGGGCGCATGCCAAAATTTCAAGGCATAGCAGAAAAGCTTGATGACTTACTATCACACAAACAAGAAGGGTTTATTCACCGCTTGTGGTACTTAAACGAAGACGAGAAGGAAGCGTTGCTTGAAGCGTACAAAGAAGCCCGACGTGCAAGGTTTGAAGCTCAAGTGTTCCACGACTTGCTATCCCCACAGGAAGAGAAAGAACTAAACGTGACTACACGCCGACACCCAGTAACAGGAAAGTACATGATGCCAACTGGGGCTACTAACGGGGCTATCATCGCCCCCCAAAACATGATTGAAGCAGCTACTAAAATTCTCAGAGATGAGATGGACAAACAACATGCCGAAAATCGTAACCCTAGACCTTGAGTGCTTCTACTCAACTGAGTATTCCCTGACCAAGATTCCTACCGAGGAGTATGTGCGGTCGCCTCAGTTTGAGATGATCGGCATTGCAATTAAGGTGAACGACGGCCCGACGACTTGGTATCCCAAACCGCAAGTGGAACGGATACTGAAAGAGTTCGACTGGTCTGATGCGATGGTGGTTGCACAGAACACTGCGTTTGATGGTGCGGTTCTTGACTGGTTGTATGGCGTAAAGCCTATGGCTTGGTTGGACACGCTTGGTATGTCACGAGCCTTATTCCCCCACGAGAGAGCGCATGGCTTAGCCAAGCAAGCTGAACGCATGGGTATCGGAGCCAAGGGCGATGAGGTGCTTCATGCCAAGGGCAAGCACTACGCTGACTTCTCTGCCGAGGAGATGGCACGTTACGCTGAGTACTGCATCAACGACACTGAGTTGACCTACAAGCTATTCAACATGTACATGGCGATGGGTTTCCCTAAACAAGAATTGAAACTGATGGACATGACTCTGCGTATGTTCATTGAGCCTGTACTTGAGTTAGACAAGAAGCTATTGATTGACCACTTGGAAGCCGTGAAGGATGCCAAGGAAGCGCTGATGGAATCTGTGCGGGATTTTATGCTCAAAGACGCTGATCCCGAATACGTACACGCTATCTTTAGCGAAGGCATGGATGGCATCAAGAAGCTACTAATGTCTAATGACAAGTTCTCCAAGGTACTCGAGAACTACGGCGTTGTACCGCCCACAAAGGTAAGCCTGCGCACTGGTAAGTTAGCGTGGGCATTTGCCAAGACTGACGAAGAATTTAAATCTTTAGAGGAGCATCCTGATGAACGAGTACAAATGCTTGTCGCAGCCCGCCTTGGAAACAAGACGACAATTGAGGAGACTCGCACTGAGCGCTTTATTGGTATGTCTAGCCGAGGCAAGTTTCCTGTACCTCTACGTTACTACGGGGCACACTCTGGTCGTTGGTCTGGTCAAGACTCTGTAAACCTGCAAAACTTACCATCACGCGGTACTAACGCAGGCAAGATCAAGAAGGCTATCAAAGCACCCAAGGGTTACGTTGTGATTGACTGCGACTCAGCGCAGATCGAGGCACGCACCTTGGCTTGGCTTGCGGGTCAGCACGACTTGGTGCAGGCGTTTGAGGATAAGAAGGATGTGTACCGCCTTATGGCTAGTCAGATTTACCAGATACCGCCCGAGCAGGTGACGACTGGCCCCGCCAGTCAGCGTCAAGTGGGTAAGACTGTGGTGCTTGGTGCAGGCTATGGCGTTGGACCAAACAAGTTACAGATATTCTTAAAGACACAGGCAGGGGTCGAGGTAACGCTTGACGAGGCAAAACGCATCATCCACGCATACAGGACAACGTACTACAAGATACCCGAGTTGTGGCACAAAGCCGACGAAGCGCTTATAGCGTTGCGTACAGGCAACGGTTTCCAAGTAGATGAGCAGGGCTTGATTAGAGCCGTACCGAAGAGCGGGTTAACCCTACCTAGTGGGCTACATATCCAGTACCCCGGCTTGGGTGAGGTGTTGGATGAGAAGACCGGCAAGACTCAGCTACGCTATTTCTCTAAGGGCGTACCTGTATATATTTACGGTGGTAAAGTGATAGAAAATGTATGTCAAGCCGTAGCAAGGCAGGTCGTTGCCGAGCAAATGCTACGTGCATCTAAACGATACAAGGTCGTTTTAACTGTTCATGACGCTGTGGCAATTATTGCCAAAGAATCGGAGAAGCTTGAAGCACAAGCGTACTTAGAAGAGTGTATGTCGTGGCAACCCAAATGGGCGTCTGGGCTACCACTTGCTTGCGAATCTGGAATAGGGGCTAGCTATGGAGATTGTTGATAAACGGCAAGCGCGACTTGCGTATTTGAAAGCGTATCGTACGACCCACGCCGAACGAATTGCCGAGCAAAAGAAAGCATGGTTTGAGGCTAACAAAGCGCATTGCCAAGAACGAAACAAAAATAATTATCAAGCCAATAAAGCTAAATATACAGAGTTAAACAAACTGTGGATTCAAGCCAACCCCGACAAAACTGCCGAATATGCTAGGGCATTTAAACTTCGGCACCCCGAACGGGTCACTTTGGAACGGCAAGCATATAAGAAAAACAATAAAGGAGTTGTGAATGCCAACACGCGTAAACGACAAGCTGCAAAGATACAGCGAACCCCAAATTGGCTAACTGAAGACGACTTGTGGCTCATGCAACAAGCGTACGAATTGGCTGCATTAAGGACAACGATGTTTGGATTTCCTTGGCACGTAGATCACATACTTCCTCTACAGGGTAAATACGTATCGGGGCTGCATGTACCTAATAACGTACAAGTTATTTCCGGCGTAGAAAACACTCGCAAAAACAACACTTGGAACCCCGCGTGATTACCAATACCAAACGGCGGGGCTTCCTATGGGGACTGTTGATTGGTACACTAGGGCTTGCAAAAACAAACCCAGTTCTTTCCATGACGCTATCCCATTCCTACTCAGGCATCAAAGACTACGAAGGTTGTCCACGCAGATACCACGAAGTCAAGATACTAAAAAAGTTTAAATCTAAAGACACTGAAGCAACCATGTACGGCACTGCCGTACACAAAGCATTTGAAGATTACATCCGTGATAAAACACCACTTCCAGCGAGTTATGCGCATTACAAACCATTCGTGGAACCCCTCGCTAACTTCCAAGGCGACGTACGATGCGAAGAGAAGCTCGGCATCCGAGCAGACTTTACCCCCTGTGGGTTCTTTGACAAAGATGTATGGTTCCGAGGCATACCAGACTATCTTGCAATCAACCACGACAAAGGAATTGCAAGGGTAGCCGACTATAAGACTGGCAAGTCAAGCCGGTATGCAGACAGCGCTCAATTAGAACTAATGGCAGCTATGGTGATGATTCACCATCCCAACGTAAATACCGTCAAAGGGGCACTGTTGTTTGTTGTAGTTGGCGATGTGATTAAGTCTGAGTACACTCGTAAACAATTGCCTGAAATCCTGTCTAAATGGGCTGGCAGGGCTAGTGCAATCGAAGCAGCGGTAGTGCATGGGGTATGGAACCCTAAAAGCTCTGCCCTGTGCAAGTTCTGCCCAGTTACTACATGTGAGAACCACAATGGCAACTAAACGCAATTATGCTGCTGAGTATAAAAACTATCAGGGCACACCAAAACAACTTGCTGCTCAGTCCGAACGGCACAAAGCTAGACGGGCATACGAGAAAGAGCATGGCACTCTGCCTGACACTGTAGACGTAGACCACAAAAAGGCTATGTCCAAGGGCGGTACGTCTAAGTTAAGCAACCTCCGTGCCTCACCGCAATCGGAAAACACGAGCTTTGCCCGTACTAAAACTGGTGCGCTGAAGTCACAAATTTCTAAGCGAGAGCGTAAAAAATAATGTAATATGAACCCACTTAGCGGTTGCCACTTCTAAGTTGTTTCATTTGGTTCCTTTCTCCTCCCAGTAATGGGTTGCCCAGTAGCAGTGCTACTGGGCTATTTTTGTCACCTCTATTCAATTTATTATGCAAATCATTGACAACAAAGCCTTGGTGTTCAATACACGCAAAGCAAATCAAATCACTTCAATTATTCCTAAAAGCAAGGTGCTTGAGAACAACGGAGACGTTGATCAAGTCATTGTTAACTGGGGCTTTGACGAAGTGCAACTGCTACGCAATCTAGGTATACGAGATGTGCCTAGCCCTATTCTTGGGCGCTACCAGTGGCCCGGAATGTTTACGCCGTTCGATCATCAGCGTACTACTGCAGAATTCCTCACACTCCATCCACGTTGCTTTGTGTTTAACGAAGCAGGCACAGGCAAGACCAGTGCAGCAGCTTGGGCTGCGGATTATTTAATGCAACAGGGCAGGGTCAAGCGTGTGCTTGTTGTGTGCCCAGTGTCCATCATGGACACCGCATGGCGATCTGATTTATTCAAGACAGTCATGCACCGCACAGTGGCTATTGCGCAAGGCTCACGTACACAAAGGCAGAAGGTTATTACGGGAGATTACGAATTTGTAATCATCAACTTTGATGGTGTAAAGGTAGTTAACAAAGAGTTGGAAGCCGGTGGGTTTGACCTCATTATTGTGGACGAGGCTAACGCAGTTAAGAGCGTGACTACCGATAGGTGGAAGTGCCTTGCAACCTTGATTAAACCTACTACACGCCTGTGGATGATGACAGGTACGCCTGCCTCGCAATCACCGCTAGATGCCTATGGTCTGGCTAAGCTTGTGGCACCTGATGCCGTGCCTAGATTCTTTGGTGCGTTCCGAGACAAGGTGATGCTTAAGCTTACGCAGTACAAGTGGGTACCGAGGCAAGACGCACAACAGATCGTTCACCAAGTATTGCAACCCGCCATTAGATACACAAAGCTTGAGTGCTTGGACTTGCCTGACTTGTTGTACTCGACTCGTGAAGTTCCGTTGACGGCTCAGCAGACCAAGTACTATGACGCGCTCAAAAAACAAATGATGACTATCGCAGCAGGATCGGAAATTACAGCGGTCAATGCAGCAGCCATGCTTAACAAACTTTTGCAGGTTGCACAAGGGGCGGTATATACCGACGACGGTGGCGTTGTTGAGTTTGACGTAGCCAATCGCATGAGTGAGTTGCTAAACGTGATCGAGCAAACCGACCACAAGATATTAGTGTTTATCCCATATCGACACACGTTACAAATGGTTGAGAATGCTCTGCTCAAAGAAGGATACACAGTGCAGACGATTCATGGCGGTGTTGCGTCAACACGACGAGCAGACATCATTAAAGAATTCCAAACAGAAGATGACCCACGCATACTACTGTTAGTACCGCAAGCGACTGCACACGGCATCACGCTGACTCGTGCCGACCAAGTTGTCTGGTGGGGTCCAGTAGCGTCTACAGAAATCTATTTGCAAGCTAACTCACGAGCGCACCGAGCAGGGCAGACAAACAAAGTTACAGTCACCCACTTGCAAGGCAGTCCGGTCGAGCGACGCATGTACACCATGTTGCAAAATAAAATAGATTTACATCAAAGTTTAGTAGATTTATACAAACAAGAGCTTGACACTGAAATTTGACAGTGTATAATTTCTAAAAAACGGGGGGAAAGCCGTCAAAAGTTTAAAAGCTTGCGGACGAGCGGTTAGTACCCCCACCCAATGTTCAACGCAAATCAAAGGAATCCTATGGATGCAAATCAGTTAGTCAGTGTGTATATCAAAATACGTGACGCCAAAGAAATTAAAAAGAAACAGATGGAAGCTGAGATAGCTGACCTTGATGTTCAGCTTGATGCCGTTGAGCATGAGCTTCTAGAAATCTGCAAAGCTACCGGTCAAGACGGTGGTAAGACACAACATGGTTCGTTCACACGAGCCGTCAAAACACGCTACTGGACCAGTGACTGGGACAGTATGTACAAATTCATCCGTGAGCATGATGCCCCTGACCTTCTCGAACGTCGTATTGCGCAAGGTAACTTTGCACAGTTCGTCAAAGAGAATCCAGACAGCATGCCTGCAGGTGTGAATATCGAGTCCAAGTACTCGATCACGGTTCGCCGTTCATCCAAGTAACTTCCCAATAGGAAATCAAAATGAGTAACATGACACTTTTCAAATCCGGTTCCGTTATCCCTGACTATTTACGTGAGGCTTCTGACGCTACTACCCGTGACATCGCAGGTAGCTCTGGCGGTAAGCAAATCTCAATCAAGGGCGGTGTGTGGCGTATGGTCGTAGGCGGTGAAGAAGTTGCCAAGAACGAAGACCGCGCCATGAACTTTGTGGTGATTGCATCTGGCAAAGGTGTGACCCGCACGTTCTATGCAGACAAATACGAAGAAGGCAAGGACATCAAGCCTGCCTGCTGGTCTGCTGAAGGCGTAGTGCCCAACGAAGAAGTGACTAACCCACAAGCCAAGACGTGCGCTACCTGCCCACAGAACATCGAAGGCTCTGGCGATGGTAAGGCTCGTGCCTGCCGTTACAGTAAGCGCTTGGCTGTAGCTTTAGAGAACGACATTGGTGGCAACATCTACCGCCTGTCAGTCCCTGCCAAGTCATACTTTGGTCGTGCTGAAGGTGAGAAGATGCCACTGCAAGCGTTTGGTAAGTTCTTGTCAGGACATGGTATTCCGATTACAGGCATCGTGACCGAAGCTCGCTTCGACACTGCCGAAGCAGTGCCCGTGTTGAAGTTCCGTGCTGTACGCCCCTTGTCGAAAGAAGAGTGGGAACTGGGTAAAGCACAGAGCCAAACAGAAGACGCTCGTCAAGCTATCGAGTTGAAGATGGTTCCATCTAAAGCTGAAGGCATGCCTGCGTTACCACAGTCGTTCAAGGAAGCCCCTGCTGCCGTCGAGAAAGCGGAAGAAGTGGCTGAGCCAGTGAAACGTGCCCCTGCAAAAGCAAAGCCCGAAGCACCCGCACCGGTTAAAAACGTATCTGACATCTTGAGTGACTGGGCTACTGACGAAGATGCGTAATAGACCACGGGGGCATGACACCCTCTTTATTCAGAAAGTTGAAGATGCAGACCAGAGGCCGATTGTTATGCAGTTGGCTGATGTTTGCCTCAACAAAGGTACACCGATTACCGAGATAGCGCTGATGTTTGGCGTGACTCGTGCGAGTGTGTACAACTGGCTGACTGGAAGATCGGTGCCACGCGCTCGTCATCAGGCCGCAATGCCTAAAGTTATTGCACGTCTTTCAAAACGTAAGTAACCCTCGGGGGTAACAGGTAGCACTGTTGCCCCTATTTTTTTCTCCCTCAACCCAGTGAGGTTCTGTGACTGACTTTCTCAAATCCGTTTTACCAACGCAGGGCATGTATTGCACTGTGGGTATTCGGGCAAACGCCGTCAAGCAATCGTTCCAAGCGACGATTGAAGACGTGGAGGCAGTCGGCTCAGGTATGGATTCCCAAGGCGTGGATGCGTATTTCGCACTCGCCACATTTGAAGATGACTCAGGTCGCAAGGTGGACAACGCCATCTTTCTGCGGTCGTTCTTCCTAGACTTAGATTGCGGTACAGGTAAGCCCTACGCTGACCAAGCCTCCGCTGCCCAAGCCCTATCCATATTTGTTGCTGACACAAAGCTCCCAAGTCCAACGCTTGTTAACTCAGGTGGTGGTCTCCATGTCTATTGGCCTTTGACCGAAGACGTGCCTGTATCCGAGTGGATACGACACGCAAAATCACTGAAGCGCTTGTGCGCCCAAAAGAAATTATTTGCTGATCCTGCCGTAACTGCGGATGCTGCTCGCATCCTGCGCATACCCGGCACTCATAACTTTAAGAACGCAACTTCGAGACCTGTACAGATTATTGCGATGGGTACGCCTGTATCCCTTGCTGAGTTTATTGAGCCGTTACCTGCACCTGCGATGGACTTGAGTGCTGCCAAACAGTTTGGCATGGACGAGACGTCTAAAGATATTGGTGGGGGCGACTACCCCAAGTGTTCGTTCAAGCGTATTGCTATCCGTAGCATTAACGGTAACGGCTGTGCGCAGATGAAGCACGCCATTGAACAAGCCCATACGCTAGAAGAACCGTTGTGGAGGGCTGCGCTATCTATTGCGGTGCGGTGCGAAGACGGCCCTACGGCTATCCATACGCTGTCCAAACGGCATCCCGACTACTCGGCAGAGGCGACTGAATCCAAAGCTGCTGAGACCAAAGGTCCGTATACCTGCGAGTGGTATCGGGACAACAACTCATCTCTGTGCGAGGGTTGCCCACAGAAGATTTCTACGCCAATTCTGTTGGGTAAGTTTGTAGAGCAGGCAGTTGTCGAGGATGACCAGTACATCATTGAGACGCCCAAAGACGAGACAGCACCGGCACTCACCATGTCGATACCGGCATACCCGTTCCCATACTTTCGTGGCGTTAACGGCGGTGTGTACAAGAAAGAACGTACCCCTGATGGTGAGGAGAAGGACGTTGAAATTTACCCATACGACCTATACCTGACAGAGAGGTTCTTTGACTCGGACCAGTACGGCAATGGTGAAGGTGAGATGGTGGGTCTGAACTTGCACATGAAGCAAGACGGTGTTCGTAGGTTCTACGCCCCCGTGACTACGCTGTTCACTAAAGATAAGATGCGTGACCTACTGATTAAAAACGGTGTGGTCGCTTACGGAAAACACTTGGATGCAATCATGGCTTACTTTGCTTCGACACTACGCAAACTGCAATCGCAGTACGCTGCGAACAAAACACGCAGCCAAATGGGATGGACACCTGACGGGCTTGGCTTTGTCGTAGGTGAGTTGGAATACACCGCAGCGGGTACTAAACTGGCACCACCTTCAAGCGGTACACGGGAGTTGGCTGAGCAGTTCAAACCAACGGGCACATTGGAAGAGTGGAGCAAGATCGCTAACTTCTATAACAGGCCCGGACTCGAGACGCATGCACTGGCTTTGTTCTTTGGCTTTGGCTCACCCTTGCTGAAGTTCATTGGCCCCAAGCAGAACGTAAAGGGTGCGTTGATTCACCTTAAACACAACGGCTCAGGCTCTGGCAAGTCTACGGCTCAGATGGTAGTCAACTCTATCTTTGGCAATCCTGACACCTTGTTGTTAAAGCAAGACGACACGTACGCTTCTAAGATGCACTTGCTCGGCATGATGAACAGCATTGCGTTTACTGTGGACGAGATCACCAACGAGAAGCCAGAGATTTTGTCTGACTACGCTTATGGGTTTACCTCAGGGCGAGGCAAGCACCGTATGGAAGCGCAGAGTAATAAACTGCGTGTAAACAATACAACATGGTGTAACTTTACTTTGTCGTCAGGCAACGCTTCTGTTGTGGATGCCCTGCAGAATCTTAAGAGTACGGCAGATGGTGAGCTTCGTCGGGTGCTTGAGGTTGCGTTTCATAAGTACACAGGCTCAACCAAGGCTGAGATCGACGAGACGTTTGGCAAACTCAATACTAACTACGGCGTGGCGGGTCCGATCTATGTTCAGTACATCATTGACAACCACGACCATGTGATGAAGCTGCTTGCTGATATGCAAGCCAAGGTGGACAAAGCGCTGAACCTAGACCAGACGGATCGGTTCTATTCTTGCTTGCTGACATGTGCCTTTGTGGGTGCGTTGATTGCAACCAAACTCGGGCTGATTAACATCGATATCACACGTATCTACCAGTATGCGTTGGGAGTTGTGCGGGAGTCGATTGCATCTAACTTGTCTAGCGTTGGCAACCCAATGACTGTGGCACAAGAGACACTGGGTGCATTCATCAATGAGAACGTCAACAACGCAATGGTCGCAGCATATACCCCCAAGGGTGGCTTGCCTGAGAGACCGGCTTTGACCCCCAAGGGCAAACTGGTTATGCGGTATGACCCTGACACCAAGACGCTTGCAATTCCTGTGGCTGAGCTTCGCAAGTACTTTACTAGCAGGCAAGTGGACGTTCGGGATAGCTTGGCACGGCTGACTACCGCAGGGTATCTCAAGCATGGTGGCAAATCACACCCAACTCGTATTGGCGCAGGGGCCGTAGGGGGGCTTAGTGGTATTGCAGTACGCTGCTACATCTTTGATGGAGACGTAATTGGCATCGACGAAACGGCGTTTGCGCAAGCGGAAGCTTCCGGCAGTTAAACCGCCCAAGCCGAAGCCAAAACTATCGGACAACATGAGAGTACTCACCCTTCACGGGGTCGAGTATTTTCTCCATTGGGAACGGCTTGTAGTTGGTAGTTCGTTCTTCTTGCCGACCACTGCAACACCTGTGCAGGTACGAGACGCACTCCTACCAGCCACTAGGTTTCTCAAAATCAAAATAGAAGTACGCGCCCGTTGTGAGTACGGGCGGTACGGTACGCGAGTCTGGCGGGTTTACTGAACTTTACGCAACTCAGTCTTGGCTTCGCGTACCCAGCCAACTAACTCAATCTCCATCTGTTTGAGTTCTTTGAGTTCTGCTTCGCGGTCTGTCTTGTTCATGTCATTGGCACCCTCAACGCTATTCAGATATTTACGATAGGCACGGGTGCGTTCCAGTTGTTCAAGCGTAGAGTTAATTGCGCTTTCTAACTGCAACTCATCCGCGTGTTCATCAATGTATTTCTCTGCCCGATCAAGGTCAGTTTTCATCAACTCGTTTAGCGTAGTGTTTGCCTTGCCAACTTTCTCGCGTTCCTCGTAGAACTCAGTCATGCGACGTGTGCCAACTGGGTCATACAAGTAGTTGCTGAACAGTGCGTACTTGTGCAGTGGGCGGTCGACTCGCGTTGGGTTAAGCAAACTGTCTGTCACCATCGTAAGCATGGCAGCAGTTGAACCGAAGTAACCGCGCAATGCGTTGTCAAGCATGATTGGAGAAACTTCAACACCAATCTCATCACGGCTAAACACGGAAATAGCTTTTGCAAGCTCCGAGGTTTGCTCAGTCTTACGCATGCTTGGGTCCATTGCCCTGTGGTGATAGCCTTCTAAGTCTTTGCCGGTCAGGAATGACTTGTTAGCCCATGCTTCAATCACAGGTTTGATAGCTTGCGGTATTGGCACAGCACGACCTAAGTACTGCTCAAACATGTAGCTCAACGTTGTACGCACGGCCTCAAATGCCGTTTGCTCTTCTGGCGTACCCTGACGACGCATGTACTCTACGATACGCTCGGGTATGACTTTAAAGATAGCGCCCAGTTCGCCCGGAACTCCGATCTTGTATCCGCCACCAAGAATCCAGTTGCTGTCCCGTGTGCGCAAGTCCATCTCGTTGTAGTCTTCGTCATCATCGCCCTTACCCAACGCATACAGGGAACTCAGCATCGTAACGGTAACCGCACGGCTATAGAACAGTCGTCGAGCTTGCGCACGATCAACAGAAGAACTTGAGTCCTTGCCAGACGCTGCGCGGTACAGCACATCCATACCTTGAATGTAGGCGTTAAAGAACGGGATGACCGTAATCATGTCAGTCACAAACTGGTTTGCACCACGGCGACGGAAGTTAATAAACTCACGGGCACGGGTCTGTGCCAACAACTCATCGCCCTTGCTTTCTTTCATGGTCTGATCGTAGATTGCTTTACGAACTGCCAAGTCAGATGCACGAGTAATACCGTCTAGTTTGTGAATCAGTGACTCAAATCTACCGCGCTTTTTATAGCCTAAGTCTTTTAGCAAAGATGTTGCAGGCTTACCGGCTTCAAAGTCGTACTCACCAGTCAAACCAAGCTTGCCAAAGTCTTTAACTATTGGATGCTGGATGCCACGCAGTTCTGCCAATACCAACTTGGGGAAGTTAGTCAGAGACATCCAAACCAAAGCGCCGGGGTTTTTCACACCGGAAGTCATGATGGCACGTTGCACGTCATCCATCACCTGCTTTAACGCAAATGGTGGCAGCACAGTAACTGTTTTACGTAGGATGTTAGAGAACGCACCCATTGCCCGAATCCAACCTGCCTTAGGTGGGTTCAAGTCTTTAAACGCCATAACGTCGTACTTGCTTGGCACAGACCAATACATCATCTCGCCGTCAACATAAGCGCCCACAACGTTTTGCTGGCCTTGGTTAGTGCGCCCCAAGAACTTAGCCTGCCCGATGTCTTCTAGGCTACGCAAGGTTGTTAGAGTAGCGTCGGCTTTAAGCGTTTGACCAACCATCCAACCGAGTGTGTTTAGGTAGTTATCGAACACATTGCCCACCGGACGGTTAAGAGAACCAACCAACTCCGGTAGCTTGCCCAATTGCGCCAGACCCTTACCGCTGACCTTTTTAGCTTTGTTGAAGTTGGCAGCAACTCCTTCAATCGTCTCACGATCAAACGGCACATAGCCTACGACTTCACGCCACAGCTTGCCTTCTTCGGCAGACAACCTACCTACCGCAACCAAGTTGTCAACCATTGCTTTACGGGCTTCGTCCATGAGCTTGCTCATTTCCTGCAAGTCTGGGTCGGCGTTGTACGCTTTTACTAACTGGTCAATCTCATTGTCTTTCAAATGAATCAGGAACGTTGTGCCGTCTTGCGCATTGGACCTGCGCATCTCATTCAAACGCACACCTTCCAATACGCGACTGGCGATTTGTGTAGCGCGTTCACGGCTGTACCCGTTCTTCTCTCCGTACTTGTCAATTAGCGCATAGACTTCTGCGGGTGGGCGTACGCCTTCCCCCATGCCAGACTTCCACAAACCAGTTGTTTTGTCTTTATACAATGTGCCGGTTTGGAAATACTCAAGCAGCATCTTGGTGTAGTCTTGTGCCTGACGGTACAGACCCATGGGGTTTAGCTTGCCCAACTTGTCACGCACTGCGCCATCAAACTTCTCACTCAAACGTTTTTCAATCGTGGCAGCAATGTCTGATACTTGCGTACGGAACTTAGTAACGTAGCCTATGTCAGGATTGGATTTAACGCCTGTAAGTAAATTCTTTAAACCAGACCTTTCCGGCGCACTCAACGGACCCATAGAGTCAATAAGTTGCTCGTCGCTAAACGTTACGGCAAAATCAATTTTAGGGTCATCAACGTTATACGTTCCACGGTTACCCACGGACGATTTAATTTGATTGGGCTTAAACACCACATACTCATCAAATCCTTTTGGCGAATTTTCAAGGATAACTCCATCAAACGCGCCGTGTTCGTTAATTTGTTTGAGTATTTCTCTGCCCCAAGGCGATTCCGCATCTTTTTCTACAAACAAAACGTCGTTAAGCGTTGCCGTGTTTGCATCTAACTTTTTAAGTAATTTTTTAGCGGCTTCGTATTCCCTAGGGCCGCCCCAACCCAACATGTCGCTTTCGTATGGAGAGTTACGTTTAACAACCGAAGCTGCCCAAGTTTGCCAATCTTTGTTACCAACAAAAAACTTATTATCAAACGGTGTTTCCATTCGTAGATAGACGGGTACAACATTACCTTGCAGTTTTGGTTCTGTTACACCACCCCTAACTCCCATGGCAAAATCGCTTGCCGCGTTGGGATCAGACGTAAAGTAAATACCTTTTCCAAGAGTTCCAAACGGCGACGTGCGAAACACCCCATCTTCCAACTCTTGCGCCATGCCGTGGTACACGACCAACGGTTTATCGTCTTCGTCTACTACTTTACTATCCCCAAACCATTTTTTAAATGCGGGCTTTTCGTCTATGGTCTCAAATGGCCTAACAGAAGGCTGACCAACAGGGTTAAATCCCCATAAGAAAGCATCAGCACTGCCCGGCCCCATGTTTTCTAAGAATTCTGCAACGGCTCTAGATGGTGGGAACTTGCGCCCTGACACCACGGCAACCAAGTCACGCATCATTTGCGCAACTCTAGAGAAGAACTTCTCTGCAATCGTCAAGGGCTTATCGGCAGTAGTAGCCCAACGGGACACGTTATCTGCAAACCACTCACTAAACCCCAGCCAATATTGCTGCTGCTTTGCTCTTAGTTGATCTGTAGTTACGTCAGGGATACCGGACTGCTCCATCATCTCTGTACCACGGCGATTGCGAAGGTTGGGGATTAACTCCGCCATCTTCTTGCCTTTATTGGTAGCAAGCCATGCATCGTACTCATCCACGACCGCTTGTTTTTCTTTTGCGGACGCGGTTTCAAACGCGATGTGCTGAATCATGTGCCCAAGTTCATGAGCAATAATCTCAAGGGTCATGTCCGGGTCCATATCGTCCCGGATATAGAGAAAGAACTCTTGGTAGTTTGGCCCCATTCGCGTTGTAGCGCCTTTGGTTTCGTTGCCTACGGCCAACATTTCGTATGGACGAGCGTACCTACCATGCAGATGAAACTTTTCGGGGAAGTTTTCTACGTCTTTACCAGTAAAGAAAAACGTGTTGATGTCCTTCAAACCTAATGAGTCCATCAACTCCCGCAGATATGCAACGTAGCGTGGGTTAACATTGTCGCCAGCCACTACGTTTGATTTGGCATTGGTAAACGGCCCGTTAGGATATTTTTTGGCTAAGTCTTCTTCACGTTTAACGTCTTCCCGTTTTGCTTTTTGCAGTGCAGCAATTTCTGGATTTGAAAAACGTTTAGTAGTTACTGGGTCCATTACAGACACATCAGTTGACACATAGGGGGACGTGTCGCGCACCGCGCCGTAAGCAATTTTGCCATCGGGGTCTACATATTTAACAAGCGCAATATTGCCTTGGCTATACGTAACGACGCCTTTGTATTTTATTGCTGCAGATGTGGCCCACTTTGGATGCACGGGTTTAGCTGCAATAGCGGCTGCGTTCTTGGCGGCATCGGCCTTGGCTCGAGCTTCTTTTTCTTTGCGCTCCACTTCTTCCATCTGGCGCTTAAACTCGTCTGCTTCGCGTTTGCGTTCTGCCTCTTCTTCGGCTTCCACACGAGCTTTGCGTTGCGCGTCAGTTTCTACAGCTTCAGCAGTGCCAGTAGCAGCCGGTGCTTCAGTCTTTTTGGTAGTGGTAGTCTTAGTAGCTGCCCCAGTAGCCTTCTTTGATCCCTTAGTAGTCGTGGTAGTGGCAGCAGGACCAGTAGAAGGAGGAGTAGTTGCAGGCGCATTTTTAGCTTTACGTTCGGCTTTGTCGAGTACATCCCACTCGGCCATTTTCTGGGCAAATAGGTTTTCTAACTCATCCCATCTCTTACGGGCTGGGGATTTTATTGCGGGAACGCGCCCAGCTTTAGTTAGCAGGGATTGCTGTTCTTTTTGTATGGCGCGAATTTCATCTTGAACTTGGATAGATGTGCGCGTAGGGGTCGTTATTACTGCAGGGGGCTGCGTTCCTTGAGATGTAGTTCCCGTGCCAGCAGGTTGTCCAGCAGGTGCCAATCCGAGTCCGTCAGGTGTTGCAGATGTTCCGGTGGTGGTGGGAACTCCGGTTCCGGGTTGTACCACGTCGGTGCCGGTAGGCTTACCAGATACTCCCACGCCTGACTCACCTCCTCCGAGGTCAAGCTCTCCTTGAGGCTTATCCGTTTGGGTAATGGTCGGCTCATTTGGTTTCTCCTCAAAAACTGCAGGTTGTGGCGATATTAACGCTTTCAATACCCCCGCACGCGCCCCAGTACCGCTAATAAGTTTGGGGTCGCGCTGAACTAGCGCTTTAATTTCTTCAACGGTTTTGCCAAGCACATTGGCAGTTATCCATTGCTTGGATGTTTTTAGGGGCAGTCCTATGGCATCAATATCTGCTTGTGTAATAGGCGCGGTAGTTGCACCAGCCAGACCGGGAAAGCGTTGCGTACCGGCTTCGTCAGCAGCTTTCTTTTCTGCTTCTTCCGCAAGTTGTTGTTCTTTAACGATTTTTTCGGCTTGACGTCTGCCAATATCTGCCTCGTCGTATGACGCCCGTTGCTCGGCTAGTTCCTTGATACGCGCCTTGACCTCAGGGGTTTGGGGTTGCATCTTAAGCGTTTCTTGTTCTTTGACAAGGTCAGCGTACTCACGTTGAAAGTCTAAACCAAGGCCAATTTGTCCTTCTGATGGTGGAGCTAACTTTTTTGCAATGTCATCAAGCTCAGCACGGACTTCTGGTGTTTGTTCTTGCGCACGTAGTTGCTCGCGTCTTGCGGTCAGATCAGGAAAAGTTTCAGCTTCTGGGGCTGCTTCCTGCGCGGGGGCAGGTACCTTCTTACCCATCTCTTTGGGCGTGAACAACGTGCCTTGAGTGCTTGGAGGCGCTTCCTCAGGCAGCTTGGCACCCGGCACAATTTCTTCTGGGGGTGGAGGCGCGGGTCTTGCGGCTTCTTCAGCACGTTTTTGCTGTTCTACTTGACCACGGGCTTGGCCTCGTTCCACAACCCCTGCAGCGCCACCTAACGGGCCACCAACCAAGGCGGCTTGGTATGCAGACTCACCGTATTCCTTGAGGGCGTCTGGAGATGTTAAGTCTAACCCTGCTTGGTAACGCTCAAGGATTTGTTGGCTAACCTCAACCGGCATCTCGGCAGTACCACGGACAACGCCACGCCCTGCAGATGCAGCCAGCGAACGTTCGGCGGCTTTGACTAACTCAGCTTGCGATTTGGCTGTGGCAAGTGCGGCATCATCAGCAACACCAAGAATACCTTTGACAACTCGTTTGCCTAACGTAAATGCAGTACCTACACTCTCTAGTGCGGCTTGACCTGCGGCAGCAGTGTAAGCTTTTGTGCGGTCAATACTGACTTCTTTGCCCTCATCCATTTGCTCAGAGGCTTGGCGCTCAACGTTGGAACCCATAAACTGAGGAAGAAGCGCACCTGCGGCACCAGCCGCACCACCAACAATCCGGCCTCTTGCACCGAACGGGGCACCTGCAGCAGCGCCTGCTTTACTTGCAGCGTACATAGCCGTAAGATTAGCACCCTGCCCAGCCAACGCACGAGGGATTTGCGATACGGCTTCACCTGCTGCAGACAGTACGCCTTTATCTTGATACGCTTTTTGTACGGCTTCTAGGGAAGGACCGATCCCTGCTTCTTGTCCAATGGCTTCGCTACGGGCAACACCAGCTTTAGCTGCCTCCTCAGGGCTAAAGACACTGCCAACACCCGTACGGGTAGAAGATACCAATTGTTTGGCACCACGAACCAGTTCGCTACCGAATGTAGATTCTTTAGGCGCGGTTGGCTCTGCGGCAGGTGCCACGGGCGTGGCAGATTGAACCTGTTGAATGTACTGAGCGAGCCGCTTAGCCCCCTCTGTGTCTCCCGCAGCGTCAGCTTTGCGAAGTGCTTGATAGAGGGCGTTTATATCGGCCATTGCTCAGTCCTTATTAGCTCCCATATTTTTTCATGAGGGCTTGTATATCAGATGGGGTTCCGCCGGGGCTTGCTGCGCCGGGGGCTGCAGCCATTGTAACGCCACCTGCGGCGTTCATCAACCTATCGGTTTCGGCTCTAACCAACTGCTGCATAAGCGTAGGGTTTTTACCTACCGCCATTTGCAATTTCATGTTGGCTTTGAGCGCTGCGGTTACGTTGTCCATTGCTTTATCAGCGATCATTGCTCGCTGATTCTGGGTCAACTCCATGTTGTTACGCGCCGCCGTAGCTGCAACTTGCGCCATAGCTGCTTTGTATGTCAGGTCCTGACCACGCTCTTGCGTTTTGCGCTGTGCTTCGGATGTAAATGCTGAACCCAAAGACTGCATCTTCTCACGATCAAACACCTTTTTATCCCCGATGTCCTTCTCTCTAGCCGTGCCAACTCTAGTGGCAGAAGCAGTTTTCTCACCACGCTGGGTATCTTCAACACCACCCATTAAGTCGTTGATTAACTTAGCCTGCGCCGCGTCTGCGGCACGTTTCTTCTCGGCCATGCTTGTGTACGCGGGGGCCAAACCAGACAAACCTTTGTATTGACCAGACTTACTTAGCATTGCAATAAGCTCATCCATGGGAGACAGTTGCGTTGCCGCATATTGCTTGTTCATTTCAGCGATACGTTCTAGCTTGGCCTTACCTGCTGGCTCGTCTAGGCCCAGACGTTTTCTAATGTTTTCGTCCTCTGCAATAAGGTCTTCAACTTTGCGCTCTTTAGGGCCACCTTCCAATGACGTTCTATACATAGCTTCCATGCTATCTGGAGCAGGCGCTGCGGGTGCCGCAGGAGGCGCGTTAGGGTTTACCTTAGTAGCATTGGGGTTGACGTTCTGTGGAACATTGCCTTGTGGCTTAGGTCTAGCCGACGCTGGGATAAGGTTGGGCGATACATTGATGCCATTACCCATAGCAACCTGACCCGTACGGCGACCTTCGGTGCCCATATCTGAGGCGGGGGCAGGTGCTTTTGCAGCCAACCGAGCGTTCTCGGAAGCCATGCTGCCCTTTTGTGATTCACGATATTTCTTGAGCGCATCGCCTTCTTGGTCGATCAGAGCCGCAAGGCCAGTGCCTGCTGCGGCACCACCGATAGTTCCTGCAACAGGAGCTACGAAACTGCCCGCAACACCACCTGCAATAGGTAACGCAGTCCTAGAACCTGTGCGAGCAAACTGTTTTATCTTCTCAGACATTGGTACGTTAGGGTCGTCAAAGAAGTCTTGGGCATCGCTTACTTCACTCAGTCCTTGATAGGCCGCTAAACCTATGTTAGCGCCGGGAATTGCTTTAGTTTTGGCAATGTTCTTTGCTGCGGCTATTGCAGGACGCATAGCCTGACCAGCTTGAAACGCTTTGGGAGACGCGCTGCCTTGAACGGTCTGTGGAGTAGGCGCTGCTTGTGCCGCTGGCTGTGAGCCTTGTACGGAACGAAACATGTCCTTAATATTATCTTGCGCGGCGGCGGGTGACTTTACAAAATCTGTGTAATCAATACCCATGCTCTGTAAGAATTTAATAAACTCAGGACCGGCTTTAACTTTATCCCCAGTCGCAAACGCAACAATACCGCCGCCAGCCATCTTGATATTGGACTGCAGTTGGTCAAGCCCAGCCATTTGTGTGGGTCGAGGTTGTGCTTGGGGTTGAGGAGTTCCCGTAGGTACGGGGCCAGCCATGGGGCGTGGCTGCATCATTGCCTGTTGTTGAGAGCGCTGTTGAGCCATTTGAAGCCCCAGCAGCCCGGCCTTTTGCTCAATCTGTTCTTTAACGCTAGGCTGTTCGCCAGTTGCCGCGCCTTGCATTACGTTAGCCATCTCAGCGCGTTTAGTCTTAGCTTCTATCTCACCTGTGGCAAGCCATGGCGGAATCATGGATGGGTTCAAACCGTCCGCATACTTTTTCAATTCCGCCAGTGGTAGTGACTGTGCGTATTCTTGCGCTTTAACGAGATTCATAATTTACCTTTACTTAGGCGCTGAAATGCCCAAATTAGCCAATTTTTGATACAACGACGCAAGCCCACCAATGTCGGTCTGCAGCTTAGATAATGTGTCTTGGTTAACTGATGTAGTTGACGCCCCAATTGGCAAGTCGGTCAGCATCTTGCGTTGGAATTCCAAGTTAGTGTACGGACGAGCTTGTTGTTGTTCAAACTGCGCTCTATCTGCGGCAATACCTTCAGACTCAATGCCACGTTGTACGTCGCCAGCTTTCATCAAGTCACTAAGGGATTTGAGTCCAAAGTCTGCACTGTATCGGCGTGACTCTTCTGTAGCCTTTTGAGTATCCAAACCGCGACCTTGTTCCGCATTAAACTGAGCCATGGCTTTGTCGTAAGCGGTGTTGTACCCAGTGCCGGTAATGCCTGCCAAGTTTGCACCAAGAGAACGTTGGGTTTCAGCGTCCATAATTGCACCGCGTGAGCCACCAAACGCGCCAGCCTGAGTCATCTTTGCGGCATTAGCCTGTTGGGTAATTTGGGACTGCCTGCGGGCTTCATCAATCTGTGGCTGCAAAGAAGCTTGCAAATACGGGTTCATGTATTTATTAGCGGCGGCTGTGTCAAACGTGCCAGAAGTAAATGTGGCTGGGTTAAATCCACCCTTAGTAACATCGCTAATACCTGCAAAGCCTTGTTGCTGCAAGTTAGACGCGCCAGCCGTCAATGGGCCACCATAAGTTTGCATGGGGGCTTCGGTCAGAGCCTGCGTTTTGCCCAACATATTGGTAACGTAGTCACCGGCCCATGGGGACAGCGTAGACGTTTTAGATGTATCAAGTGGAATACCTCCCTCTTGAAACTTTTGCACAGAACCACCACCGGCATAGGCCGCAGCCAAACCGCCTGAAGCGGCGGCAAGGAATTTGTCAGGGTTAATTTTTTTACCCTGTTCTTTTGTGCCAGTACGAGCTTCACGAATGCGGTCCATCATGGCGTACAGTTTTTTAGCTCCAGCATCAGAGTTGCCGTTACCTAAATGAGATACCACATCGGCAGGGATTACGAACTCACCATGGCTTAGTGCTGCCTCTTGGTCACCATCGATTGTGGTGGAAATCTTATCAGCCATGCCATCTGTGTCACCATCTAAGTAGCGACCTTTAGCCATTGCAATACCGCCATCAGCCATACCAATTGAATTGATTTTGTAGTTGGGGTCCATAAGTTGTTGTTGGGTAGGTATAGCGGCTATGCCTGCAGATGTTCCTGTTGGGGTTGTTGCCGCAGTAGTTGCAGGTGTGTTGTATTTCATTGCCATTTGGCCTGCGTATGGGTTAACCGCAGGAGGGGCGGCTGCGGGTTTGTATGCGGCTAAGATACCGGCTTTCTGCGCATCTGAAGCGGCTTGGGCTGCGGCTAGGCTTGTAGCGTCGCCTTGTTTTACATAACGCGGGTCAGTCGTATACTGGCGTCCCATAGAACCGGGTCTGCGGTTTGGATCGTTATATTCAATCTGCTGGGTAACGGCATCCATCTTAGGGATAGGGATGTTGTAGCCACCCTCATCTTTGTCCGTTGCAAGCTTATACGCGCCAATACCAAGAGTTAACAATTTTGCTGGGTCAAACTTACCGTTTGTTTTAAGCAAATCAAGCGCTTTAGAACCGTACTTTTTTACGTAGCTAAGCAGGGAGTTGTTGCCGCCAGCAAAATTCCCATCTTTGTCTGTGAACCCGCCTTTTTCGGCATTGTATGTAAAGTCAGTGCCCGCGCTATCTTTAAAAGTTAAATTGCCAGAGTCGTCAATCTTATAGGCGTTACCAACTTCGTCTTGCAAAAACCCTTGTCCCGCCAAAGCTTCGGATGAAGTCAGGTCATAATCTTGGGACTCGCCCCCAGTAAAGTCAATGGTGTCAACAGTGCCGTCTTCGTAGGTATATGTTTCATATTCCTCCGTTTCGGGGTTGTAAACTGTTTCGGTAATTAGTGCCATCTTGAGTCCTTAGCGTAGTAGTTTTAGCAGATCGTCCACCGTCATCTGCTCCGCCAGCAGGTCATCAAGGTGCCCGCCGGTAGCCATTTTAGTCTTATCCTTGAAGTTCTTGGTATCTTTTTTGTTTGTATCGTTATCTAAAAGTTCTTCCAAGGTTGCAAACAAATTAAAGTCACCCATAGGGCCTGCGTAAATGGGATCAGTCCTGTCTCCACTAATGTATGAACCAGCGCTTGGCACAAACGACGGTGTAGTTGTCGGTGGTGGTGTAACCACTGGGGGTGGCGGAGGAGTTACCTTTGTAATTGGTACGCACTTGCCTTCGGCATTTTTTACCTGTCCGGGCGGACACGACGTTTCTGCTTTTTCGCACACGCCTGTTGCTAGGTTGCGGGTATAACCCGTTTGACAGACAGGCACACAGGTACCGTTAACTTTCTCAAATCCCGGAGCGCACTCGTCAGTTTTAATAGGCACGCATTGCTTCAGGTCTTCGTCGTAAACTTGACCGGGTGGGCATTTCTTATCCACAATCGTGACAACCGGAATACACGCAGTACCGGCATCGTTTGGCTCGTACCCCTCAGGGCAAGATAGCGTAGTAGGTGTTGTTGGCGTTTCGGCTATTGGCACGCACTGTTTTAGGTCTTCGTCGTAAACTTGACCCGGCGGACATTTCTTGTCCACAATCGTGACGGTTTCGATAGGCACGCATTTCTTTTGCTCTTCGTCGTATACAGACCCGGGCGGGCACTTCTTGTCCACAATCGTAATTTCAGGGATTGTTGCTATCGGCACGCACTGTTTTAAGTCTTCGTCGTAGACTTGCCCGGGTGGGCATTTCTTGTCCACAATCGTAATTTCAGGGGTTTCTACTATCGGCACGCATTTCTTTTGCTCTTCGTCGTATACAGACCCGGGTGGGCACTTTTTGTCTACAACCGTAACGGTACCAAGATCAGTAGTTCCGGTAGTTCCGGGAGTTACAGGGATTCCAGTAGTTTCGGTGGTTCCGGGTGTGGGTTTATCACCTGTGACAGTAACCGTATCGGTGCCAAAATTAATCAAGTCTAGAATGTCTTGGTTACTCAGCCCGCTATCCGCTAACTGCGTAGTGTTTGTAATACCAATTGACCGTAAAAAGTCTGCGTATTCATCGGCTGTTCGGGTTGTATCTAACTGGTCCAACGTACCAAGAGAGTTAGTAAACGAAGTTGTATCGGTGCCTGTACCGCCAGTGTCATCGCCTGTGCGACCGCTGGTAGTTAGGCTGGTAAGCAACCTCATATCTCGTCTAAAGTCCGCCAAACCTTGAACGCCACCATTTTGATAAGCGGTTAATTCCCCGGGTTGTAGCTCTGCCAAGTCTTCGTCGGACAAAGTGGTGATAGCTGCAGGAGTACCGGTACCTGTAGTAGAACCAGTTGTAGAGCCAGTTGTAGTTGTTTTTCTAGCATCAGCAATAGCAGAGTTTGCGGCGGCAATGGCAGTGTTGATAGCAATTTGGTCTAAAGGTTTGCCAGAAATTACGCCCGTTACAGCGTTGGTAACCAACTTCTTTTGGTTGGCGGTTAAATCTTTAAACTCTTCAATGTTACCTAAGAGTGAGTTAACAGCACCGTTGACGCCACCAGTAACAAAACCCTTAGTCATGGCCTCGCCAACGTCTTGACCTGAGAGCAATGCAGTGCCCGCAGAAACCGCAGCGTTTTGGAAAGAATTAGTTAGGGTTTTTGTAAGGTCGGCTGATAAGCCAAGGTCTTTAATAAACGAAGCGCCATCCTTCATAAAGTCCATGCCGGGTATTTGAGCACCAGCAAAACTAATAGCCGCACTTTTAACGGCATCCCCAATGTCTTTGCCACTTAAAACATTTACAGCTAATTGGGCCGCAATTTGTTGGGGTATAGACAGACCACCCGTAGCCAATGCCAAACCAATTTGACCAATAGGGCCAAGGTCTTGCATCAAAATTGCAAGGTCATTAGATGTTGCTTGTGTTGTATAGAAGATGGGTGTGCCATCTGCGCCAAACTGAACTCGGTAGCCGGTGTTACCTTTGCCATCAAACGTTCCACCAAAAGCATTGCCTGTCTGACGTTCTCCGTATGTACTGGCAACTTCTTGCCCAGTTAGCTTATTACCAAAAACTTCTTGCTTGCCTACGGGGGCAACATAAACAGTTTGGTCACTTCCGCTTTCACCGCCATAAACAGTTTCAGTTTTAACCAACTTAGGGTCAACTGGCTTGCCATCTTGGTCTACGTAACCCACAATCTTTTGAGTGTAGATGGGGCCATTTTCATCATAGCCTCCAGTATCAAACGTTTCAAAAACAGGTTGCACAGCGGCATCAACGGTTTTAGTTATCTTACCAAACTGGTTAATGTTAGTAGCACCTGTTTCGGCAATAATCTTAGCCATGTCCTCTGCGTTCTTTTGAGCAGAGCCTTTTCCCTCACCCTTCCACTTATCAGTAGTTCCTTGTGAAAGAATCTGTGCAGTCAAATACTGCGTAGCCGCTTTTGTAGAGCCTTTTAACGCATCAGACAACTGATCGCTATTTACATTAGCGTCTTGCATTGTCTTAGCAATCAATGCGGCATCAGCATTAGGATTGGCATTAAACCAACCCAAGATGTCTGCATTTGTTATTTTATTAGCGGGTGCTGGGGTCGCTACTGATGCGGCTGGCAACGAAGCAATGCCTGTAGGAGCAGTTACTACTGGAGGTGGAGGTGGAGGTGGAGGCGGTGGAGGTGGAGGTGGAGGTGGAGGTGGAGGTGGAGCAACTTCAGCCGCACTTGGTGAAGAAGCCGCACGGCCTTCGTTAACCCCATAATTGGTGTAATGAAAATCAGCAAACTCCTGTGGAGTCATGCCGTAGCTATTGTCCTGATATGCGTTGGCTACATCTGGGTTGGCATTAAAGTATGCAGGTTCTGGAGCAAGCGCGGCTTCATACCTAGCTGTAACATCAGCAACATCAGCACCCGTTGCTGCTGCCATTTGCGAAGGCGAAACTCCCGCCTCTTGCATTGTCTGGGCAATCAGTTCGTCACTGGCTCCGGGGTTAGCGTTGAGCCAGCCTAGAATATCTGCGTTAGTTACTGCCATTATCCGACCTTCCAATTCGTGCCGTCAGAGTAGACGGGAGTAGCAACAGAACCGCCAGCCGCAACAGTTGATCCAAACGTAGGTAGTAGTGCATCCGTTACAAAAGACCTTGCACCTTTGCCTGAAGTTACTGCACTAGGTAATGTTGCCACCGTGTAATTTGTAATCGGAGGGATAATATCATCCGTCTTTAACTGATTTAAAATAGCATCAACCCTGTTGAAGTACAGGCGAAGCACGTTGTTTAGTTGATCGGCATACAGACGATCATATTCAAACGGAGCCAGTGGCAAGTTAGGCGCGGCAACCTGATTGATCTCAAACTCAGAAATAACAATCATGAGTTACCCCTGCGACCGTCTTGTTTGATGTCAATACGTGGTGAACCCAACTGCCAAGCACATCCTAGTTGAGTAGATTCAACTTGAATAATCATCTGACGGCCTCGCACCCTGACGTACACCTGACCTGTAAACTGCTCAATTACAGAGGTAGAAGTGCGAGTTACTGTAGCGTCCGAGTTCCCACCCAAAGAAATAGGATTGTTATATCCTGAACCAGCGTTCTGCATGGGGATCAGCGTCATGGTGACTTGGGGTGAAGCCGCAGTAGAGCCTCGGAATGTAATGTCAGGAAGCATCCTCCAGACAAATCCAAAGTGATCCCCATCGTCAATGTCAAACTCAGCAGAACCAATGACAGCATTGATAGCCACGGGTGTGCCTGTTTGGTTGTCGTCATTACCTTGCTCATGGTCAACAAGGTTATAGGAGTATGTAGCGGCTATTGGGTGGTCGCGCAGTCCTGAGTCAAGCCACGCTGTACGGCCTAATGTTCCATAAGACCAGACATCTTCTGAGTAGTTATAGATGACATACAGGTCAATTGCAGTGCTATTGGCAGAACAATAGAACCACCAGACTTCATTAAAGCCTTCGTTAGTTCCAGCAAACACTTGGGATGCCTGCGCCAAGTTAATGTCTTGGAAGATATGACGGAGCAGATCGCAACGCATAGTCTGAGTGCGACCATCATATTTGTAGAACTTCTCTACGCCCATCCAGTAGATAACGCCAGATGCAACAACAGCCGCATTAGGGCCAATGATGGAGATGTTGTCTCCCAGAAGCTGGCTAGACCAAACAACAGGTGATCCTTGGTATTGGAGTGAATATATAGACGAGTCAGTCCAAACCACAATCTCTTGACGGGTCTGTACTACAGTAACAATTTCTGAGCCGTGAGACAAGCGAATACTACCGGCTTGGTTTGTGGCTGATGGCGTCCAGTTTGTCACTGATTCTTGGTCAGACCAGCGAAGCAACATAGGGTCTTGAACCGTACTGCCGTAATCGTTACATCCAAACGCAAATACAAACCGGCTTACGTCAGCAACAAAGATGGTGTTCTGGACAGTCGGGCAGTCTGATGCTCCACCTAATTGGGTAATATCAATGCCTCTGGCGGAGATTGTTTGAGTCCCCGACTGAGAACCGCTGGTGTTAATAGCCGCACCGCCAAAAGTAGCCGATAGATTACAAGTTGTGCCTGTAGTACCAACCACGTAGTAGACCGTGCCTACAGACAGACCAGTTGGCAAAGCGCCTGTTGTGTTTAGCACGACCGCTGTGCCGTTCCTCAAAGCTACAGTTAACACAGCAGGAGTAGCAATAGTTACTGTAAACACCAAAGGCGTAACACCAATCTGAGCAGACCAGTAGTAAATACCACCACCCCTTGGGGCGTAGATTAGATCTTCACCAAAGTTATTCTGGCTCCACAACTGGATAGCATTAACTGTTGTGACTCCAACGCCCCATGTTCCAGCACCCCAAGCACCACCGCCCCAGCCCGTCAAAGCCACCGCATACGCAGGGCCAGTATGAATTTCATAAGCCGCTATGACACCACTCCCGCCTCCTGGAGAAGCCGAAATAGCCGTGGCGTTTGGCGTTACAGATATAACGATTGTGTACGTGTTTGCGTCAATAACCGTAACTTGGAAGTTTCGGTTTAGGACGGCTGCCGTAACGTTTGTTCCACCACCGCCAATATCTGTAGCCCCGCTAAAGGTAACAAAGTCACCTGTGTAGCATCCGTGAGCAGTGTCAGTCACCGTAACTGTTGTGGAGGCAGTTAGAGCAAATGGGTTATTGTTGATCGTTACTGTAGTTCGGATAGGCGTGATGTCGTTGTATGCCCCGCCAGACTCAA